TTGCTCGACCTTCATATTCATTTCCTCTTGCCTGTCCATTATTGAATTCTCGCCCTCTTTCTTCTCCTCTAGCTCTATACCTAGCTCTGACGGAGCCACGCCGCCTCCCTGAAGGATTAGTTTTTTATATTCGAAGTCTGTCTGGGCGTTATAATAAGGACCGGCCTTTTCTGGCATAGTTCCATTTTCCATCTTTCTCTCTTCCCTATTAATCCTTAGAGTTTCCATCTCAGGATCACGTCTGCATAGTTCCCTAACTGTTTCGGTAGAGTATATCTTACGGTCCCACAAATCTAAGATCATCTTCTTTTCTGTGGCTTCATCTGTAAGAACCTTGAAGTCGAAGCTAATTTTAGGAGGAAATCTCCAGCCCATAGCCTTCTGCAATATCTTAAGCTGTTCGTTCCAAAAGTCCATTATTACAGTACGTCCATATTCTAACCTTTCGATCAGAGTCTTCATAGATAGTACATTATTAGTAAAGCCCTGACCTCCGTTAGCTCCACCGCCACCACCTGTTAGGCTAGGAGGTACGCCAAGTCCGGAGAATATCTCGGACATAACCTGACTGTACTTCTCTGACTTAAGATAGTTGTGAACCTTAGAATCCGATTCCTTAAAGTCTAATTCTGGACCCCATACCAAGTCTAGAGTGCCTGTACCGACAGATGCAAGAATGTTGCGTAAACGCTGAATAGCGGCTGGTTTAGGAAGGATGGGAACGACAGTATCTAAGCTACCAAGTCTCCATAGGCGGATATTCGAGATAGCACCGTCTAAAGCCGACATATCAGCTAGATGCATCTTCTCAAGCATTACTAGGTTGTCCATGATCGAGCCCAAGAATGGAGTCGCCCAAATGTTCCAGTCATCCTTCTTATAATGAAGCATGGTGAGTTTTTCTTGATCCAATGGGACAACGCTATGTCCACCTTCTACACCTTCTAGTAAACGGTCTGGAATGACGTGAAGCATATCAGCAACGTGTTTGCTGCTTACGCTAAGTCTCTTCATTCGCTGGATCATCATTCTGAACTTAGAACTTATCTTAAGGGCGTATACTGGCTTACCTACAAATGCGGATAGCTCTCCACCGATAACGTGTAACGTAAGGGGATTGAGTATATTGTATGCTAGAGGAATTCTACGCTTTTCTATCTTGCTCTTTTTATTAACAGCGATATCATCCTTACGGTCATTCCTATCGTCAGCGTAGTTCTTTTTCCATTCTTTCTCTATACGTACAGGTACTTTACCATACTTTGTCTTAATGGGGCAGTTGCCCAGCCTATATAGAACATTAGCCGCACGCTCTGTAACATGGTACATTTTAACGGTCTTGGCCCAGTTCTTACAGAAGTTCTCGATCTGCCTGTTTGGATGGGTGATACGGATGCCATGAGCCGTAAAGTCAGACATCATATCAATGACATTTCTAACGATAGCGACCTTCTTATACGCAAGTTCGCTCATACCCATCATTCCCTCATCGGTCTTGTCGGTAGATTCGTTCTTGCGATAATAGTCATAGTCAGAGCGGTTGTACTCAGAACTTACAGAAATATTGGTTCCGGTGTTAATAAACGTTCTGCCGATACTTCCTACGGATCTTTGTATGCCGTCAAATTCTGCCGTGGATTCACCATATTCATCCATAGCTTGCTTAAAGGCTTTGCGGTCATCCCAGCTCATATTTTCTGACATTTAGGTAATCCCATTGTTTAATAGTATTGTTGTCTCTTCAATAGTATTATACACCAAAGCTGACCTATTCCCCATAAAAGCCCCTAGCCCATAGATCAAACTCCTCATTTCCAGCATACATAGAGCCAGCGTCATGTTTTGTTGGTCCAGCAAATCCGCCATGAGAATCATAGTCCCAAGGGGCTGGTGTACGCATAGCTTGTCTAGCACCCATGTTTGCCATGACTAAAGCAGAGTAGCGATCCTTACGTAATCTGCCCTTCTTACCACCGGGCATCTTAATTTCGGGAGTATCCCATTTATCTCTACCAGATGTAGTCTGGGTAATGATAATCGTGGATAACTCATCCTTAAGCTCTTCTATGTCCATAACACAGTCTTCCAAGGTGTCGTAAGACACCTTGCTTAAGTCATCACTTATAGAGGCATTAGCTACAGTAATAGCATCAAAGTAAGGAAAGAGTAGAATCTTATCTTCTAGGTCTTTTCTTAATCCATGATTGGCTTCCTCGGTCCATGCCGCCGAAGCAAAGTTAACTAGTTCCACCATATGTAGTCCAGCCTTAGAGTCTGACATAAGGGGCTTAAGAGGGTCTGTTACAGGCCATAGAGGAACCTCTCCAATCTCGGCGTCAAACTTGTCTGGATCGTGTAAAGCTTCCATTACAGGAATACCACCACCCTGAGAGTCCATCATAACTCTCTCGCAAGGAAATCTATTCATTAGCCATCTTATCTTCTTGGCGCAGTAGCTATAGTAGTCAAGTTCGCTGATAAGCTTGGCCTTTACCATCTCAAGATGTTGCCCACGGTTGGTAGTCCAACCGTATACGATCCGATTGTGATCTCCGTTTAGCTCTATTACCACTATCGAGAAGTTATCAATTTCAGAGGCAGGGTCAATACCATAGACGTACCTCTTCTGAGGATGTCCACTCAACGCCGCTTCATAAAATATTTCACCACAACTAGCATGAGAAATAGGGTTTTGCGGAGAGGCTACACAGGACTCTATCAACTTGCGACTAAAGAATCCATTCGAGTCTGTGCTAAAAACCGCCCCGTACTCCATCATATAGATACCCGCATGTATCGTGGCTCTTGATCGAGCTACCTGAGCGTCATCCATAAAGCCTTTCGGAATTTTCTCAAAGGGTATTCTAATGATAGAATAATCCCTATAGTCAAAGCCGTCCGGAATCTCAACATCATCCCTATTTTGATCTTGTGCCTTACGCTTAAAGTATTCAGAAAGAACTTTTGGATCTCCCTGACTACAAATTATTTCATGCCAGTCTTTCCAGTATGTGCCGAAATGGTTGAAGTCGTAGTATGCAGTACCAGAAATGATAATCTGGTTGTCTTTCATGTTCGAGCCGTCATCCGACTCTGGCTCTTCATAGAGGCCCCACTTTTTGGCTAGTAGGTCTGAAGCGTGTTGAATAACGTGGTCAATTGGATGAGACTTAACCGCTGCGAAACCTGCTAATACGTTCTCGAAAATAGCTTGAGGGACAGAGGCAAATTCATCTACGAGAAGATCATTAGCACGCTGTCCACGAATTTTACTGTTATGAGACATAAATCCATTTGCTATATATTTATGTGTAATTGGAACATGCATATCATATGTTTCTTGACTATCCTCATATTGTATCTCTTGAACCGTATCATAATAAATCTCTTTTTTACACAAGTCTTCTAGCATAGGGCAATCTACGTGATTTAAGAATTCTCTTAAATAGCTATATTGAATAGTTTTTCTTTTGCGAATTTTAGAAGGAGAAAATTTTTGAGGAACTTTATCTCCTTGATTAAAAGCTACAACCATATCTTCCTTGTCAACAGGTATTCCATTAATATTAGATACCCATCGTTTTTTCTGGTTGACCGCATTTTGAAGTTTGTCCTGTTTTCTCTTTAGCCTGAAACCAATGCGTTCACAAAATAGTTTTACATTGATACCATAAATTCCAAGCTCATAACACCTGTTCCATTTTTCATTCCTATCTCTCCATCTCAAATTGCTAACTATTCCATAGTGTAGCAAAATGTACTGCATTTGCTCTACTAGGGCTTTACTGGTATTGGTAAATCCAACTGACGCTGCCAGCCCTCCTTTTACGTCAGACACAAAGACGTGTCCGTCAGTATCATATAACCCCTGTAAACAAGCAGTCATTTTTTCACGAGGGGCCGACATAATAGTTTCCGGCAATATTTTATCAATAGTATAGCATTTTTCTTTTAGCCCCCATTTATCAAGCCACTTCTTTACTTCTTTCTTCTTATACATATTGTAATGTACGTTGTCTGAAGATTTATTAAACTTTAATCCTGTTGATCTAATTATATTTATTATTTCTTCATCTAAGGTTGCAAACCTTAAATGTGTATTAACTGTCCAGCTTCCGTCTCCTATCATAGCTCCTAATGTATATGACTCATCAATAGTACATTGGAAGTCTCCATTGTGCCATCTATAAGATTTGTCTATTAATATTCTATCGCCGCTTTTTATTTTAGATATTTCTTTCCAAATATTTTTACCATTTTCATGTATCAGCAATTTATGGTTATACGTTCCAGCAAACGTTAGTCCTTGAGACGTAATGATTCTACAGACAGGTCTTACTCCATTATAATAAGATTCGTCTGACTCAACAAAATTTTGTCCGTTCCATATTTTTTTATCAGTAAGCGTAATAGTATTATTACCATAATTATCAAGTCTGCCAAATTTATTGTCGTATGTAATAAGTGTATCACCTAACCCACACCCATCACCGATTGGGATAGCAGTACATGAACTATCACCAATACGAAATCTATACATATCGGTATCATGCCTAATGGATCTCTTAAGTCCACCTATAGCGTCTAAAAGCACTGGTGCGTTGGTAGCTATAGCTTCCATGTATTCAAACACAACCTTAGATTGACGGAATACGGCCCCAGCAAGCATTACCTTAC